TATAGAAATCTTTAATAAAAAAGCTTTATACATCTTGTTAAGAGAAATATCAGGTTCTCAAACACAACATATAACAAAAGTTTTAAATGTAATGAGAACACATTATAGAACACTAGATACACAGTGGGAAAAGCAAGGTTTTATTAATACATCAGGATCTGCGCGCATGTTTTAAAAAACTCTATATTTATAATCAAAGGGCTAGTTTTATGTCTACTGATTACAAAATATTTGACAACACAACACTATCAGACATCTTAAAAAAGATCGATAATAACTCACAGCGTAATAAGATACAAATAGAGACTACAATGCAAGAGCTAATGACCTATATAAAAGATTCAAATACTGCTGTTCAATTATTTCCTATGATTAGTGATTTTATGGAAGCCAATATTAGAAATGATGAACTGCTAGTAAAGCTTGCTGCTGTAGTTCAACGTGTTATGACAACTGATAGCAAGGGTGGTACAGATGAATTAGGGCTATCAGATAAAGAGAAAGAAGAAATTTTGCAAAAGATCAATAAAGCAACTGAAGAAATACAACATGAGGTTGATGATATAACTCTGCAAATACAGGAGTAATTATGTCTATAAGTCGCAAAGTCTCACGAAGAGGTGGGATCTGGACTGATCTCGGTAATAATAAAAATGAATTAGATCTTGGTGATTCACTGACAACAGAAAAAGCTGTAAGAGATATTACCACAGATATAATACGACAGTTGACAGCAACGTCTATTCAGATTATTCCAGGTGAAGTAACAGAAGTTATTTACAATGAAGAAGATATTGTAGATCGTCCTGAACTTAAGCCACAGGACATCGGTTCTATACGAGTATCTACATTTGAAGGATTTGAATTACCTTCTGAGCGGGTTTATCCTCTAGATCCTAACATAAAAAATTACCCAATATACGGTGAGCTAGTTCATGTTATTTGTATCGGGAATCAGGCATATTATACAATACCCCTAAACATAAAAAGAAATGTTAATAATAATGCATCAATTGGAATAACAAATACAGATGGCGCAAAACCAAATGTAGGTTCAGATACAGTGCCTCTACTTACAAAAAATTTCAAACCAATCACAGGCAGACCTACAAGAGTTATACCTGGAGATATTGTTATTGATGGACGTGAAGGCCAATCAATTAAGTTAGGAAAAAATCAATCAGTCCAAAACAGCGAAGGAGACCTTACAGAATCAAAGCCTATAATTAAGATTCGTCTTGCTAATGATGACAAAGATATGTCAAGTAGATTTATACCTAAAGAAGAAGATATTATTGAAGATGCTGCATCTATTTATCTTTTAAAAAATGAAGAAGTAAAACTAGCACCGTCTAGACTGATATACAACGATGAATCAAAAACAATAACTCCAACGTCGCATAAAGGAAAACAAATTTTAATTGATAGCAATAAAATAATTTTTAATACAAAATCGGGAGAAGGAAATAATATTAGCATATATTCTGGGAACCAGTTAAATATTATTTCAAAAAGAAATACGATTATAATCGGAAAAAATGTATACATAGGTGATGCAAGAAGAAAGAAAGATGGGCCAGGAGAAAATGATGAAAAAGGATTTGCAGAGCCTGCTGTGTTGGGTGAAGCTTTATGTAACTTACTATATCAGATGGCAGTAAGCTTAGAGTCAGCAGGTGTTAATCTTAGAGACTCACAAGGAATAGGTAACTTTGGCTTACCTGCAGTACATGTAATGGAGAACGCAGCTGGTGCTAACATCTCTTCGTTTTTTGGAAAAGATGGGCTTTTTGATTTGCAAAGATTAAAAGAAGCTTTGTTAAGTCAAAATGTTTTTATTTCTAGATCTGCACCAAGAGACTAATTATGATTAATTGCGATAACGTCACAAATATTAGAAGATCGCTACCTGCAGGTGCAACACTATTAATGGGTGATCAAATAGTATCTGGGTGCGCAATAAAAGTTTCACACTCTGCAAAAAAGAAGAGTCAAACAGATGAGCAGATTGCGCAAAATATCGCAGTTGCTGAAATATACGGATTGTCAGAAGAAGACTTAAATTCTGATCCGCTAGTAAAAACTCCAATAGGCACAAAGTTGCATGCACCACAATCTTTCTTTATCACAGAGCCGGGGTGGGAAGTATGTGAACCTGGTGCAGAAGTAATACATTCAGGATACGGAGGCGAAGTTAGATCATTTGGTGCAGGCTCAGATCTTCTTCCGGGAGATTTAGTGGTTAACGGAACAGCCGTCGATCCTGACGGTGTCACACATGACGCACCACTCTCAATAGGAGTAAGTGGCTGGAATGTAGGACCTGATGGCGCTGTTGTATCTCCAGCATCAGATGATGATGAAAGTGGTTTTTGTAGTTTACAAGAATTGGCCGGCAGAGGTCGCGCAGACTCTTCTCCCGTATCTAAACTTATACCTGAATTAGAATTAGATTTTGAAATACCTGGCTTAGATCTCTCTTGGTGGGTGCCCATACAAGAAAAAATAGTAGAAATAACACAGCTTCATACTAAGTTAGCTGCAAGAGTTCAATCACTACAAATAAAAATTGATTCTGATCCTGATGGAGATGCTTGTAAATTTAGGCCACAAGCGCAGCAACTCTTACGATTAATTAGAGACGTTCAAAGAATTATAACACAAATTAGAAAAGTTGTTCAAGCAGTAAGGACAGCTGTGAATACTGTCAAAAGGGTCATCAAAATAATTGAAAGCATATTTATGATTGGTAAAGCAGTAAAGATGGCATTTGTTTATTTTACAATAAAGCAAATGGTATTAGGGCTTGCACAAATGATTGACACACTTGCAAGAAGCTTACTGGATGCAAATAGAGTTTTGCCACAATTAATAGCAATGCTAGCAGCAATGATTCAAGCATGTGCTAATCAAAGAGGGCTAGAAGACGGATTAACAAAAGAAGATTGTGAAGCTTTAGGCGGAACATGGATAACAGGAAGAAGCGGTGACATGGGCGATGCTTCAGACGGAGGAATAGGTGACGGTGGATTAACAGCAGATGTCAATGATTTTATTGGTAGTTTAAGTGATGAAGGTGACTTGTACTTAAGGCCCGGATTAGAATTAAATGAAGGAGATGTTATAAAGTCAGGATGTGTTGAATCACCTACAGGAGATAAAGTACATGCTCCAGAAATATTTACAATACCAAGCTCAGGATGGGTTGTTTGCGAAGAAGGCGCATCAGGTGAATCTGATAATGCAACAATATCACAAGAAGAAATTAACGCTATTTTAAACTCACAATTAGTAGACTTATCTGAATGCTTGACTAGAATAGACGATATCGAAAAAACTTTTAATTATTCAAACTAAAAAGGTAATATAATGAAGAAAAACACGTTACTGGCACTTAAAAAAATAATAAAAGAGACTGTTGAAAAAGAAGTTGCCAAACAAATACAAATAGTGATAAAGGAAATAACAAAACCTTCTGCACAAATTGTAGAACCAAAAGCAAACAATCAGTTAAGCGTAAAAGATCCAGTATTAAATAAAATACTTTCAGAGACTCAGGGTGGAATACCTTCTGAACAAGAGCCTTATCCAACTATGGGTGGCGGAACATATACTTCAGATAGGACACATGAATTAGGAATAGGTAATGCACCTCAAATGCAAGATCCTAATATGCCAGATTTTATGAAGAAAGCAATGAGTGGACATTCAGCAAAAGTAGTAAAAGCAATAGAGAATAAGCATGGCTCTAAGTCTTAGTAGATTAATAAGAAATCTTGCAAATATAAAGCATGAGCATACAAACGAAAATAAGTTTCTTAAGACGAAAGCAAAAATAAAAGAAATGAAAAATAATGTCAAAGAAGCTCAGAAAGATGCTGTAGCAATACATGATTATATTTCTCGCGCAGATGTCTCTATGGGAGGTGCAAATAGTAGCCCGCCTTTAATGCACCCAAATTCTTTTAAATTTATGCCTAGAAGAATATTAGAAATTATGTCAACATCAAATTCAATTGAAAGAAATGAAGCAATTTTAGAACTTGAAAATGATTTGACTATTGGCTTGGTGCAAACTAATAGTGGGAGATATTTAACTACAAAGGGCGCTGCGAGAGCTTACAACATCGGGACATTCAGGGCAATGAGTGCAAAAATTATTAAAGGACTTTTTAGCATAAAAGGAAAACTTAAGTAATGTCATTAGAAAATCCAAGAACAACATCTGTTAGGTCGAGAGATAAAGATCCTGATACATTTATTGGTGTATCACTGCCGTTTGCACACTCACGTCACGGATGGTTTAAATCAAGTAACACACTGCTTGAACAGACAAAATCAAATATGAAAAATTTATTATTGACTGTCAAGGGCGAAAGAGTAAATCAACCCGAGCTTGGGTGTGATTTATTTAATGTTTTATTTGAACCTATGGATGATAACTTAAGTGAGAAAATAGATACATCGATAAGAGATGCAGTTGGATTGTGGTTGCCGCACGTAGTTTTAAAAGGCGTAAATATTGATTTGCAGCACGATAGTAACTTAGTTAACATAAGTGTAATGTTTACAACTAAAATAGAACCAAATGCTACAGAGACAATAACACTGAATCTAGCGACAGTAGGAGAATAATAGATGGCACTAGATAAACAAAGACCAAAAGATATTAATTTTTTAAATAAAAATTTTACAGGGTTGCGTGGTGACCTAATAGACTTTGCAAAAGATTACTTCCCTGCATCATACTCAGACTTTAATGAAACTAGCCCTGGGATGATGTTTATAGAAATGGCTGCGTATGTTGGCGACATCCTTTCATTTTATATTGATGAACAGTTTCGTGAATCATTATTGGCTTATGCAGAAGAAAGAAAAACTGTATTTGCAATAGCACAGTCTTATGGGTATAAGCCAACTATATCTACACCTGCCCAAACAACATTAGAAGTATTTCAGACAGTCCCTGCAAAAGGATCAGGAGATAATGTGACACCAAATTATTCTTACGGGTATAGAGTAAAACCAGGTTCTGTAGTTTCAGCAGACCAGTTTGGAAAAACATTTAGACTTGTAGAAGAAGTAGACTTTAGCACATCAGGCTCTCTTGATCCTGTAGAAACTAGTATTTACGAAGTAGATGACACAGGCAATCCTACAAAATTTTTATTAAAGAAAAATGCAAGATGTGTTAGTGGTGAAGTTGTAAAAGAGACTTTTACATTTGGCGCTGCAAAAGCGTATGACATGTTGACGCTAGGAAGTAAAAATGTATTAGAAATAATATCTTGTATAGACTCAGAAGGAAATAAATGGTATCATGTAGATTCATTAGCACAAGATCTAATATATGATGAAGTTAGAAACGATGCAGAATTTGATCCTAATCTTGCAGCATTTAATGATACGACACCTTATATGTTAAAACTGATTAGAACAAAGAAAAGATTCAAGACACATCTAAAACCAGACGGAACATTTCAGTTACAATTTGGATCAGGAACAGCGACTGAAAATGATGAAGAAGTTATACCTAATCCATCAACAGTTGGAAACTCAAATGTAAATTCTGATTTCTTAAATTCTAATTCTGCATTAGATCCTGCAAACTTTTTAGAAACAGCTGTTTATGGGCAAGCACCTGCCAATACAACACTAACAATAACATATTCAACAGGTGGCGGAATAGATGATAATGTTCCTGCAAATTCTATAACATCAAAAAGAAGTGTTGATTCTGCTATTAATTCTGCAGGATTAGATGCAGCGCTTAGAGATGAATCACTAAATTCAATATCAGTTAATAATCCGACTCCGGCAACAGGTGGTAAAGGTGCTGAAACAATAAAAGAGATAAAAGAAAATGTTAAACAATATTTTCAAGCACAGCAAAGAGCTGTATCAAAGGAAGATTACATAACAAGAATTTATAGTATGCCTTCTAAGTTTGGAAATATCTCTAAGATTTATATAACACAAGATGACCAATTAAATTCTGGTCAGGGTGTAATACAAGGACAAACTATTTCTCCTGAAGTATTAATGGAAAAATATGTTGAGCCAAATGAACCATTAAAAGTACAAGACTTAGAAGTTCGTGTTCCTAATCCTATGGCATTAAACTTTTATGTATTGGGATATAATAAGCAAAAGAAAATAGAACATGTTAACGAGGCGACAAAAAGAAACATCAAGACTTATCTGGGTCCTTACAGAATGCTGACAGACGCGGTCAATATTAAAGATGGATATATTATTAACATTGGTGTTAGATTTTCTATCTATGCGAAAAAAGGATATAATAAAGAAGAAATTATTTTTAAATGTATTCAAAAAATAAAAGACTATTTTAATGTAGACAAATGGCAGATAAATCAACCAATTATATTAAGCGATATTGCATATGAAATTTCTCTTGTTGAGGGAGTGAATAGTGTTGTCCCGCCAATTGAAAATAATCCTGATGGCAGTTTAATTATTATTAATAATAAATTTAATAAAGCTAACGGATATTCAGGTAATATTTTTGATATATCAACAGCAATTAAAAACGGCGTTGTTTATCCGTCGCTTGATCCATCAATCTTTGAAGTAAGATTTCCTGATATAGACATTGTCGGCAAGTGTTTAGGAGACTATTAATGGCACATTATTTTGTAGGAATAAATAAAGATGCATCACTTATAAGAGGTGCAGATACATTAGGTACATCAAGTAATTTTAACTTAGGTGGTGATGAAATACTAGAAGTTGGTAAGACATTTCAAGCAGCCTCAACTAGCGTCGGAACAATTCAAAGGTTTGTTTTGCAATTTCCAACAACTAGAATATCTAAATCTCGTGCTGATGGATCAATAACAAGTGACGCAAAATATTATTTAAACTTATATGATGCAGGTTCATTTGAGCTAACAAGAGACAATAATAATATTTCCATAAATGTTGTATCACAAAGCTGGACTGAGGGCGACGGAAAATTATCTGATGATCCGCACATACGCGAAGGTGTTAGTTGGCGATATAGGACAGGTGAGACAGGTTCCTTAGTGTGGTTCTCAGGAAGTGAAGCGAATTGGGGCGCAACATATTATACAGGATCTGGCTATTCTGCATCATTCTCATTTAGCAAAACAGGTTCAGATGCAAGAATAGATGTTACTGATATAGTTAATACATTTATTAACGGAACTGTCCCTAATGAAGGATTAGTTGTAAGAAGAACAACAGCAATAGAAGAATCAACAGAAAATTATGGTATATTAAAATTCTTCTCATCAGACTCACATACAATATTTAAACCGACAGTAGAGGCTGTTTGGGACGATGCAGTCTGGTCTACAGGCTCACTAAGCCCACTTGGGTTAGATGAGTTAGGAAAAATACAAGCTTATATGACAAGCATGCGTCCACAATATAAAAAAGGCACTACAACAAAAATAAGAGTACAAGGTAGAGAACGATATCCTGCCAGGACTTTTGGGACATCATCAGCATATCTGACAAATCAATATTTCCCATCAGCATCAAGTTTTTATTCTATAAAAGATGCAAAGACAAATCATACAATTATACCATTTGGAAGCGGATCAAAACTTAGCTGTGATTCAACAGGTAACTTTTTTAAATTAAGAACAGAAGGGTTAGAACCCGAAAGATATTATGATATATCTTTTAAAGTTATTAGTGGTAGTGGTATAAATGAAACAGTAGAATTTTTAGATAGCAAAATATCATTTAAGGTGGTTGAATAATGCCGTACACAGAAGAAGAATTACAAGATAATTTACATTACCAGTCTTTAAAAGAAAGAGACGAAATTAAGTATGAACAGAAATTTCAAAAAGATTTATCAAAATTTTTACAAAAGAATCTTAAGGCCGGGGTCAGCCCAAATAAAGTTTTAAAAACTTCTTTAAGAGACAATAACGGTGTTATAAGACTTTTTGAAAATATTGGTAGTGGAGAGACATATCCTAATTTATCACAAAAATTATATGTCGAAGTTTACCAAAGAAAATATAGAACAAAAGAAGATACATTTGATTATATAGACAGAGAATTTAAGGAGCTGTAATGGCATACGACGCAAAGTCTAAACGACTACAAATCCTACCGGATAAAATCCAGGGCTTAGTTACATTACCAGAAACAAAAGACTGGATACCATATAGAGATACAAGTTATTATCCTCAATTTGTAAGTGAAACATATGAGTCTAGTAAGTGGCCAGACTTAAAATATGGTCAGCATGCTGATGATATTATAAAAGTTAATGTATACGGTGATGATAATATACTAATAACGACAACGTATATTAACAGTGATGAGTTTCAAAGTGAAGTAGATAATGACTTAGATATTCCTGTTATACAAGTAGATGCTGCAAAAATATTAAAAGATCTTGGATTTAGAAGGGGAAGATTTAAAATAAAATTCTGCTTTTACAGATTAATGTTTGGCAGCCCTTATCCTCTATTAGTAAACGGTGAAGAAAAAATTTATTTTGGTGGCTTTGAAGAAGATGATACAAATAGAATGTTTGCGCTTGATGATCACGCAATGTCAGAAACCTCAATAGGTGACAGAATATTTTCAAAAGAAGATAAGGCAATATTAACAAGAATTTCTTCTGATAGAACAGAGATAGTTTTATCACCAAATTTTATAAATGACTCAAGCTATTTAGAAAGATTTAGGATTGCAGCTTATACATGTTTAAATGATTTTCCTGTAGAGGGTGAAGGTGTTAAATTTGCTGATGGTGAAGATTCAAACTACATTACAGTTGTAAGTGATAATCCAGTTTCTAGAAAGTACATTAATGGAATGATAAGAATTAATGATGCTTACTTTTTAGGAAAGAGAGTTGTACCTGCACTAAATGCATCTATTATTGTTGACACTTCGTTTACAACTGAACCCAAACCAGTAAATTTACTGAGAGGGAGATATTTAGACAGTGACTATCAATGGAGAGGACATAGCCCATTCCCAAACGCAGAAGCAGTAAATTCAATATCTCAAGATAATCCAGCGCTGTTGGGAACAGAGACTGTAGTTAAACAAACACCTGTTGGAAATCAGTGCGTTAGAGTTTTTTATCAGACAACGACAAATCATTCTACAGACGCAAATCACTCTTTTTGCCTATCACCGTATTTAAAAATACACAGAGAAATAAACAATCAAGAATTAACTTTTAGTGTATACATTCAAGGTGTTAAAGATAGTAAAGTCAGATTATTGGCACATGCTGGTCCTTGGGGGATTGAAGCAACAACGTCTAGATCACCGTTATCTGCAGTAACAGGAAATTGGCAAAGAATATCACATACTTTTACTTTATCAGAAGTAGGAGAAGGAAATGATGTTATTACATTAAGAGTTGTAATATATCCTAACGGGCAATTTGATCCTAGTCTTGAGACAGCAATAGGGACAGAATATTTCCTTGCAGGTGGGCAACTAGAAATAGGATCAACAGCTAGCCAATTTACTAGAAACGAAGATGAGTCTTCTCAAGAAATAGAAATACCTGAGTCTGGTACAATTAAGTTTATTGATCCCGACAGTGATGATCCTATTGCAAAGAGAACACTCAAAGCAGATCTTGGCTCTGGCGACGAGATCTTTATACAAAAGATGGTTGGTGCTAATATCTTAATTAGAGACGCAATGACAATAGATGATCTTAGCTCTCAGATGGTTACAAATGAACTTGATTTAAGAGAAATAAAAAAATTACAACCTTTTCCAAACACTTCTTTTGAAATTCCTGGATCATATGTTGGATCAAAAACATGGACTCAGTTAGGTGTGGATTTCTCATTTCAGTGGGATACAAATCTACACTCACAAGCAGTTGCACAAAAAGATGAATATGACAGAGGCTTATGGACAAATGGATTTAGCACTCTCAATCCTGCGGCAAGGTGGTCACAAGTTGGCGATGCAGCTGTTGGTTATCATGCTCACTGGCTATTAGACAAAGGTGTTGATAACGGACTATGTATGTATTTTCCTGATCTTAACTATTTACCTGAAATATTAGACCAAAGAAAAGTATTATCACTTGCTGCGTATAATGATCCAGTCACAGGATATTATGTAAGAGACGGATTAGAAGATCCAAGAATAACAGGCGATGTAATTAACTCTGAAGGCTTCAAACACAGATGGTTATCTATAGGGACTGGGGTCGATGGACAATATGGTGATAATAGCGCAATTGGTGCACTTGCTGCTTATGGCGCAAAACCAGGAGATACTGTAAGAATTACATGGCAACAAAAAGCAATACCTCA